TTAGCTAGAGGTAGGCGTTGGGATTCAGACATGAAAGAAGCAGGTAAGGACATGTTTCAGAACTTACCTATTATTGGCAGGTTAATGGCTAACTGGTTATATTAAAAGGAAAATAAAATGGTAGGAATGTTTAGTAATGACAATGATTTCTCTTGGAACTCAAGCACAATTTTTGATGACATAGGTAATCCTGATAAACGAGATGATTATTTAATGAACCTAAGTGGTACAGGAAATAACGAAAGAGAAATTGTAAACCAACTACGTAGCTTAGATGAGTCAGAGATGAAGCAAGTGTTATATGGTTTAGAGGAAGAAGATAAAGATGACTTCCTACAAACCTACTACGGATTAAAAGATGTAGAAAACATTTCTCCTTCTCCTGAAATCTCAGTAACAGGACCTCAAGAAATGCCTTCTTCAACAGGCATGCTTGGTCCTTTAGAGTTAAACGCTTCAGTAAACTTTTAAATTATGGCAATTGGAAAGATAGCTAATGAGTTAACTCCTGTAATCAGGGGTTTATTTAATAAGGCTACAACCAAGATAGGTGAGGGTTTATTTAAAGCTTCTAATACAGAAGTAGGAGTACCGCTAGCTAAGTCTGTAGGAGCAAACGCTGTTAATAATCTTCCCGGTTTTTATGAAGGTCCTATTAAAAGAGCTAAGTCTGTTATAAAAGGTGGCTTAACTACTGCTAGTGACATGACTCTGGAACAGCTTAATCCTTTTACAAGAAAACTTAGAGAGCAGACAGGTATATCAAGAAGGACACAAAAGGTAGCTAAAAAGAATATAGATTTTTTAGAAGGACCTGTAGGTCAAGACCTTGTAAATAGAAAAGCACAAAGAAGTGCATTAAAAAAAGGTTTAACTGCTGCAGAGAAAAGAGGGGATGAAGAAGCTATCCGTTCTTTTGAGGAACGTCTTTCTAATGTTAAAAAATTAACTCAAGAAGAAGAAGCAACTCTTAGAGAAACAGGCTCTGAAATACAAGGACAATTTTCTTACCAGTTTTTACAGAATGAAATGCAAGGAACTCCTTCTAACATTCTTACACAAAAGTTTTTAGATGAAAACTATGTTAGTGTTGCTCCTTTAACTAAAGAAAATTTTAATGATTTACAATATGTAAAATACTGGGAAACAGAAAGGGTTCCTAATATAGATGGCATAATGGAAACTGCTTTTAATAGAATAGATAATGCTTGGGGTGCTGATTTAGGAATAGATAATTCCATTATGTTTGCAAAGAAAACAAAATCAAGTGATGCTGCTGGTAGTTTAGCTAGTGAAATAAATAGAAATGCTAAAGTTGAAACTCAAGTTAGAAACGCTTTAAAGAAAAAAGGCAGTGGGTTTGATAGTGCTGAAAAGATGCAAGAGTATTTAACCAAAGAATTAAAAGACCCTCCTAGTTTTGAAATTAAAAACGGTGCTTTATGGTATGGTGAAAGCTTCACAACATCTGTTAAAGAACTAGGCGGTGTTAATTTACAGACTGCTGTTCTTCCTGATGGCACAGCTATACAATTTATGAGTGATGTTCAAGATTTGTTTAGCTTCAGAATGCCTGCAGGAAAAGACGGACTTACTGTAAGCCTTCCTCTCATGAAAAATTTCCTTAAATCTAAAAAGGGAATACCAAAAACTAAAGAACAAAAAACATACGACAAACTAATGAAGCTACGTAGTAAAGAACGAGCAGGTTTGTTTGATGAGTTTAATGTAATGGAATCAATGAGGACAGGTGATGCACCTGCTATGCCTTCCGGTATGGGAGGAATGAATGCTAATCAAACTGCACTAGCTAAAGAGATAGCACAATTAAAGCCTGATAATTTAACTCTTGATGAGTGGGTTACGTATCTTTCAAAGATGGGCATTGGAGCAAGTATCGTTACTCCAATGGCAGAAGGTATGCTTAGTGGTTCTGAGAAGTAAGCAAGGTCATAAGTTTAACTAACGATACTAGCTGTAACTTACTTGCATTATTGTCACCACCCATTACACTTTTCTTAGGAAGCTGAGGAAGGATTTCCTTTAGCTTATCAACAGGGAACACAAGGCTACAAATTAGCTCGTTATCAAGAGTTAAGTTGTGTACCCATAGGTCAGCCTCAGTTGCTTCTATTCCGCTCGGTTTGCCATAGCTTTGGCTCTCTATGCAGATGTTACCAGTCTGTGCCCATCTGTCACGTTCTGTTTTTACTTCACAAGTCTTAGCACCGGAGAACATATCATCAATGTATTGCTCCCACTGCTGTCCAAATGACAAGTCAATGTCAAACTTCTTTAATTCTTTTATGTCGTTGCTTTTGTTTAAGGGCATAATGTTTCCTTAGTTTTAAGTAGAGTATTGAGGTCCTGTCCATACGAACAAGACCCTTATTAAACATATTATGCACCGGCAGGGGCACCTAGCCATCCGAATACCAATGCAACAATCACTACACCTAGAAACACAGTAAGCGATTTGTTCTCAAGAACTTGGTTAATCATATCTTTCATAACTACTCCTTTAAAGTTTTAGTAGAATCTAGCGGTCCTATCCAACTGAACAAGACCACTAGAAGTTTGCTTGGCTTTACTTACCTCCACTTGTAATGTCTTTGTCTAGAAGTTTCCAGACGATACCAGCTGCAATAATTCCTGCCAGTCCTGCATTACCAAGTGTCCACACTATATCAAGTATAGAACCTATTACATTTCCTGTAAGGAAAGCTACCTTTTGTCCAAAGATAATCTGTAATACAATTGATAAACTGATTAGTTTGATACCAACATCTATCGCACCATCAGCTCCGTTCTTTATCTTTTCTAACATAGTTACTCCTTTGTTTTAGTTTAACATCTATCTTATACAGTGTTTTGTCTACTTGTTTTTGTAGTACAGGTACTGACACCTTTTCTTTCCATAGTTTTCTAACTAAACTTACTATCATACTTCCCACCCTGTACAGTTTATACTATTGGCAGGAGAACACTTTAATTGCTCTTCTTGTTCTTTATATACATATTCTTTAAAAGCGCTACACGATGACAATAGTAATATTAATACTAGTGTCACTCCTTTATTATACCACATATTATTCTCCAGTTATTTTTATTATTAATATTTGTAAAGCTAAAATAAGTAAGACTGTTTCTATCATTCTATATCCCTCTCTTCTTCAACCAAGTCAACAAGTTCACAAACACTACCAGTACAGGCTAGAGTTTTAGTGCTGACAGTTTGGTCAGTCAACTCATACTCGCTAATCAAACCCCAGTTAACTTCCTTAGGCATAGTCTTAGCTAAAGCATTGTGTGTTTTTTTATCACACTCTTCATAAGGCGCTTGCTGATAACTGTGGTCTGAGTAAGGTAAGAAACTAACACCCGATACTTCATCGAAGTGTTTGTATACCCAAGCACCTACTTCCATCCATTCATTTTCTTTAACACTAATAGTTACGCTTGGCTTGTGCTCACAATAGTACCTCTGATACATAAGCCATAGCTCTAGTTGTTCAATAGCAGTCCTCTCGTTCCTAGTTACTGCACCCTTAGGAGCTTTCATAGGGAAGGAGAATACTTTCACACTGTTAGGTTTCATAACGTCAGGTTCAGCAGGTATACCTTGGTCCTCCATTAGCTGTGCTATTGGGTCCTTAGCATCTGCCCTAACTCTACGGATATAGTAATCACTGTGTCTAGTATGTATACCACTGGCGCTATCTACTAGCTGACTGACTGTACCGCTAGGTTTAATAGCAGTAGTAGCAGTAGCTTGTTTAATACCTAACAGCTCTGCCCAATGTTCGTTAGTCTTAACAGTTTCTTTCTTTAGGTCTGATAAGAAATCAGGTAGGTTACGTTTACCATAGTGTCCTCTGTCTGTGTTACTTCCATTCATGAACTCATTGTCCATGATGCCAGTCAATGACACACCAAGCAATGCTTCTTCCTCTGTGTTGTGTACCCACTTAGGACGCAGACGTTTGATGTTAGTCAGTGAAGCTTGGAAGGTACCTAATATACTAGCTAGTCTAACCTTACGGAGTATATCTTTCTGCGTGTCCTCGGCTCTTACTATTACCTCGGTCAAGTTACAGAACTGTCCATCCCTAAGAATGATTTCACTACAGGGGTTACAACCAAACAGGTGGTCAGTGTCACGTCTACCAATAGAAGCTACTTGTTTAATTGCCGCTTCTCTGTTGAATATACCACGCTCACCTGACTTAGATTCATATAAAGAAGTCCACTCCTTCATGAAGATACCAATGTCTGGTTTCTCTGTATAGCATACGCTGTTGTTACTTAGCGCCATCTCAGGGGTATCAGACCACCATTGACCGGACTTAGCATTACGCATGCGTTCATCAGTTAGGTTAGATAAAGAGATAAGTGCAGACCTACGTACACCGCCCACTACTACAACCTCTGCAATCTTACACATCATACGGTGACACTCAAAGCTAGTTAGCTTGCGACCTACTGCATCTTTAAATAGATTAGTAGAGAAGTTAAACAAGTCTAGTAATGGTTCAGGTCCTGATGCTCTACCACCAAAGGTAGATAGTCTTGAACCTTTAGGTCTTACCTTAGAGAAGTCCCACTTAGGCATCTCACCATCATACAAATAAGTAATCAGTTTGCGGAAAGCAGACTGCCATCCTTCCTTAGAATCTTGGACTACGATTACATCCTCTACATCTACTAACTCCTCAGGTACCTCAGGTAGTTTATTTATTTGCTGTCGCTCTACACTAAAGCCTACACCAGTCCCGTGCATCAGAATGAATAGACACTCATCAAATGCTTTCGGGTGGTCAACACTAAGGTAAGCACAGTTATATCCTGCTATATTATTCTTAGCTAGTGCAGGACCTGCTGTCATTAGTGCTCTCATACTAGGCATAACTTCTAAGTTACATACTGCTTCCTCAAGTATCTTCCTAGTCTTAGGTACTAACTCTTGGTTGGTATGGCTTTCGAGATGCCACTCCATAAAATCGAAGTAGCGTGCCACTGTTTCCTTCCATGTTTCCCTTCTGTTCTTTTCAGGTAGCCATCTAGCATACCTGCTAAGAGCAATAAAGTTTTGATAATCACTTGGTAATTTATTCATCCTCTATTCCTTTAAATTTATGTAAGTTATCAATAAGCTTGTCGTCAAATCTTTCTATCAGCTCCTCAGGCTCTATATTAAGGAAGTCACAGAGCAGACAGACATCAAACTCTTGGGTTATTTTTTCTTTAAGTTCATTTAGTAGTAGTGCCATAACGCTTTAGCTCCTTCAATGTATCTGTCGTGAACCACTTGAACCCTTCTTTCTCGCACCACTCGCCCATAGTAATCTTGGAACCCTTCCTAACTTTCTTGTTAGCATTGGTCAAGACAAACACAAGCTCCTGTGTGTGTAATGAATCTCGAATAGCTTTATACTTTTGTGTGTCGCCTACTCTAAAGTATCCTTTACACTCTACTAATATATTACCCTTAGTAAAATCAGGTATGTA